TCAGTTTTGGTAATGCCATTTTATATCTCCATAATTTTTACCGTGTTTAATTTATTATTTTACCCAGTCCTTTAATTCTCTTCTCTAGCTTATTGATTAACTCCACTTATAATTTAAATAGAAGTCCCTATCCGTAATTTCCACGTCGTATGTTCTAAAAGTAAACTGAACTGGTAATATACCAAAGCTATCTGTCTCAGACCATGCAGCAGTTACATCACCCACTTGCATTGGGAATGCTTCATGAAGATGATATCTAATAATATTTTCTTGTTTCTGATCCATACAATATATATAAATCTCACAAAGATAAGAACTTCTATATGCAACTTCAAATAAATGTCTGGCCCCTGTTGGTAAAGTTGTAGATACTGAACCATGTTCTCCACCCCCACTACCATCACTTTTAGTATATGCGTAATTTACTATATCATTAGTCCAAGTTCTAAACAAGTCTAATATCATACCTCCTTGATCTATAAAGAAAGTTAAAGGTATATCTGTAACTTGTACACCAAAAGGACGTCTGTCAAATGTACCCATGTTTTGTCTTCTATGATCACTAGTAATAATTTGTACACCAGGCAATGAAGCAGAGTTACAAAGAAACCTAGTATCTTTAGTACTCGTTTTTACAGTTTCAGAACATCCTGTTCCTGGATATATCTCTACAACATATCTACTTGGTTGCCATAAACCATTAATGTTTGAATCATTAATTTTAGCTATAAAATTATTTAAACTAAACCTTGCCTTACCACCGTCTCTGTTTCCTTGGGAGCCAGGTCCTGCATACACATGTTCAGGATGACGTCCTCTTCTTCTGTTACTAAGAAGATCAAGGATACCAGTTGCAGTACCCAAATTAGAATGTTTAAATAATTTGCCCATTAAACTTTAAGACCTCTTCCCTTTTTCCATGTATCTCGCCATATTTGCATTTTACTAGCTCCTCTAAATGTTCTAGTCATAGGCATAAACAAAGCCATGTTCCATTCTTTAGGATATATGGTTACAATACGAGATTGTATATTAGTATTTAGGTATCTTTTCAAGCATCCTTTGTACCATCTTAGTCTTCTATACCTTTTTAATATTCTATACGGTTGAGGCATCATTTGTAATTTATCACTATCTTGTAGCTCTTGTCCTTCTTGTAGTGGTAAAAATTGATATAAAGCATCCATTACATTAGCTCTAAGATTGGGAGATAAGTAATGCATGTTTAACATAAGGAAGCCATCAGGATTAACATCAACAATAAATCCCATAGGAAATTTATCATAGTAAGGCAGAGTAGTTTTAGCTTGAGGATCATATTGAAACATAATCATTCTACCCCATTCATACCTACCTAGTCTTAATCTTTTTTTAAATCTTATAGGTGTATGTTGTTCTGAATCTGCACCTCTTACAATTTGTAAAGGTCGTGTAGGTGTAATTGATTGTTGTTCGGTAAACCAATCAACAGCAGCTTGTACATTAGGACCTGATGGTCCGCCTTGTTCTAATAATTTTTTGAATATAAATGCAGCCATTATACGCCTAAGTTATCTTCAGTTATAAGTTTGAAGTCCCAATTCCTATCTTTACAAAAACTATTAGCAGCTTTCCATTTTGCTTCATTGATGCCATAAGTCTTTACTTGGTTAATAAATCTTCTTGGATGTTTCTTACGCATCTCTAAAGGTGGAGGCATACATTGAGCTTTTGGTTTAACTTCTAATACAGCTATATTTATCTTTCCATCCCTGTTCTTCTTCTTTACCCAGAAGTCTGGGAAGTATCTATGAACCTTACTATCAATAGGACTTCTGTAACTAATACAAAATTCTTCGCTTGACCACAGGATAACGTCTGAATGTTTGTCTAAATAGGACATAAGCTTACGTTCCCATAAACTTCTATAAATAATGTTAGTGGGATCACCCTTATACTTAGAGGGATTAACTGGTCGAAATTTACCTTTGTAAGCCATACTATTATTTAGGGGAGATAAATGGGTAATAAATTCCAAGATATGGGAGCTGGTAGGAGAAGAATACAAGCGCTAATAGCACCTCCAGAAGCCACTATGGAACAAAAAAGAAGAAACGTTATTGGGTCAGCACAAGGTGGCAATATATTAGTATTTCCGCTAGACTTATCATCACATTATATGGCATTGCAATTTTATAGATATTTTTTTCATAAAGATTCAAAACCTGAGAGAAGATTACATAAAACAATACTATTACCAGTTCCTCTACAATTAGTTGAAGCTATTAATGTAAGCTATAATGAAGCATCTCTTGGACCAATAGGTGGAGCAATGTCTGATCTATTAGCTCAAGGTAACTTAGCTACAATAGGTCAAGCTGCTGGTAATGCTATGGATACTATAAAAGATGTAGCAGGAGCTGCTGTGGATGCTGTAGGTTCTCGTTCAATATTAGAAATGTTAGAATCCCAAAGAAATAATTTAGGTATAGTTAGTATGGGATTCAGAGGTGGTGATAGTGCTCTGGCTGCTGGTTTAAATAGGTTTTTTGCTACTGCTCCTAATCCTCATATAACAGCTTTGTTCCAAGGTGTAGGTTTAAAACAACATCAATTCCAATGGAAATTAGCCCCAGCAAGTCATGCAGAGTCACACGGATTAGGAAGAATTATCAATTCATTAAGAGCATCAATGTTGCCTGCAAGAGGCAAAGGTAATCTTACATTAGAATATCCTGATGAATGTGATATTTATATTATGGGAACAAATGCTCATTATATGTACCATTTTAAAACAGCTGTAATAAAAAGCATGAGTACAAATTTTGCACCTGATGGTGTTCTATCATTCTTTGGTGGAACAGGAGCACCAACTGCTGTTACACTTGATATACAACTTACTGAAACATCTATCCATACTCGTGAAGATTATGAACCTCTTGACTTTGTAGGAGCAAAAGATTTTAGTGATGATGTTTATGTTGATGAACTTAATAGAGAAATAGAAAAAGGAAAACCTGCAACTGTATTAAATAAATTTAACCCAGAATTTTTTAATAGGAATAAATAATGTCATATTTTAGTCAATTCCCCAAAATAAAATTTTTAAATCAAACCATAACAAATTTAACTATAGGTGTGAAATTACATAAGTTAATTCAAGATGATGCTTTTGCATTAATGAACTATGCTATAAAAGATGGTGAATCACCGGATACTGTATCATTTAATTATTATGATGATCCAAGATTTGCGTGGTTAGTTCTTTTGGCTAATAATATTATAGATCCATACTTTGAATGGCCACTTTCAGTGTATGATTTTCAAAAGTTTATTAAAAAGAAATATGGAAGTATACCAGCTGCCCAAGCTATTACTATAAATTGTGAACATAAAACAAAAGCACTGACTGTGTCAGCGGATTCATTGACTGTTTCTAATGGTGTATCTTCAAGTGATTATGATGCAATAGATGCATATACATATTGGGACAAAGTAAATGAAAATAGGAAATTTATTAAGTTAGTAAATAAATCTTATCTAACAATAGTCACAGAACAATTTAACGATTTGGTTTAAAATTATGTCTTTTGCTGATACAGGATTTGGGGGGATTAATAAAAACGAATTATTCAAAGCGGGTGATTTTGAAGCCACTTTGGATATGGGTAAGTTAGTAGATGATGATAAAGAAGGGGTACAATTTCGTAAAATAGTATCTTTAAATGGTCTTTATAGTAATTTTACAATACATCAATCTATTTTTGATCCATTTATGACGCTGACTATACATATAACAGAATCTAAAACAATATTCCAAAAGCTTGGTACAAGAGGGTTACAAGGTGAAGAGTTTGTTAAAATTAAATTTAACACACCTGGAATGAATATAATAGAAGATATATTTTATGTTACAGGTTATAGTGCTGTTAAAACAGATCCACATGATCTTGCAACAAGTTTTGCATTAAAATGTGTATCAAAAGAAAAATTAATTAATGATACAGTAACAATAAACCAATCTTTTACTGGCACTACATCTGATATAGCTAAAAATATATTCAATAAATATATAATTGGTCATAAAATATACAAAAAAATGAAGACAGCTGGTACTGTTTGGAAAGAAAAAAGTATAATAGTTGATGAGTCTGTTGGTACACAAAAATTTATTATACCAGGCTTGACACCATTTAAGGCCTTACATTTTTTATCACTTAGATCATTTGGAGGATCTGGGTACCCAGGTTCCTTCTATTCATTTTTTGAAGCAGAAGATTCATTTTATTTTAAAAATATTGAAAATTGGTCAACCAATATTAAATCAGAACCATATACATATGATTCAGATATGAACACACTTCCAAGCCATAACAAAGCTTTTTTCAGAAATATTAAAAACATGTCACCTTTAAGTATACAAAATACTATGGTGGGGATACAAAACGGAGAATATGCAAGTAAAGTTATGGCTATAGACTTTAACAGAAAAAGTTTTAAAACAACAGAGTTTAATATGTTGAAACAAAGAAAACACTTTAATACATTAGGAAAACATTTTAATATGTCTTCAGAATTTTTTAATATGTTTGGATCAGCTGGTATTGATTCACAATTAACAACCAATGAATCAACAATTGTAGTAGACTCAACAAAAAAAGATTTTAATGAAAATTTTTCTTCTATGGAACTTAAAAAAGCTGCCTACATGCAATTATTAAATCATTATATGTTTAAATTAGTAATACATGGTGATAGTAGTATGAAACCAGGAACTGTAATTAATATAAAGTTAAAAGAAGCTGGCGCTCCTCATAATAAATATAGGGGAAGTATGTATAGTGGTAATTGGTATGTTACAAAATGTGCACATATTTGTGATAATGGTGTCTTTAATACAAGATTAACAGTCGTAAAAGATGGATTAGATTTTTTACATAGTGAGGATAATTAATGACAACATCATATACAGGAACATATTTTAAAACCTTTCAACATTTTTTTGGAGTAGTAGAAGACAGACAAGATCCTCTAAGGTTGGGAAGAGTGCGTGTAAGAGCATTTGGCATTCATACAGAAGATAGATCTAAAATTCCAACAAAAGATCTTCCATGGGCAACACCAATTATGCCTTATACAAGTGCATCTATTAGTGGTATAGGTGAAAGTCCTACAGGTCCTGTTGAAGGTACATGGGTATTTGGATTTTTTATAGATGGTAAACAGATGCAACAACCTATGATTATGGGTACGTTGGCTGGTGCACCAGAGGCTTATAATGAACTAGGGTTTAATGATCCTAATAAAGTATATCCTAAAATAGGTATACCAGGCGAGAGTGATGTTAATAGATTAGCTAGAGGATCTAATATTCTTGCTAGCACAGAAGAAAAACCAAGTGTAAGAGCTGGTGAAAATATATTAGCACATAAGAAAAAATATAGAGTAACAAATATACCAGTAGCAGGTCCTCCTGGTAATGAAAGTGCCCCTCAAGCAGGAGATGGTGAAGCCTCAACAGTTAAAGATGGCCCTCCTCCAGGTTATGGTTCAAAACCTTATTATACAAGAAGAACATGGAATGAACCTAATCCAAGATACGGTGGTGAAGATAATTTAGAAAAAGCAAAATATAGTTATGGAGAATCAAAGTATGGTGGTGAGTCAATATATCCATTAAACCATGTTAGAGTAACAGAATCAGGTCATGTATTTGAAGTAGACGATTCACCTGATGCTGAAAGAATACATGAATATCATACATCTGGTACGTTTTATGAAATACAACCAAACGGAACAAGAGTAACAAAAGTTGTTGGTGATGATTATGAAATGGTTTTACATAATAAAAATATGGTTGTTAAAGGTAATGTTAATATTACTGTACAAGGTTCTGATGTTAGACTATTAGTGCAATCAGATGGTGATGCAGGTCCTGGTGCTAAAGGTGGCAATATGTTTATAGAAACAGATGGAGACCTTAACTTTAATGTTAGAGGTGATATGACTACAAAGGTCGGTGGTACTGTTTATGAAGAATACTTATCTGATCAAACTACTAATGTTAATCGTGATCAAAAACTTAGAGTAGGTCAGGATAGATTAGAAACTATAATTGGAGACCATACTGAAAATCTTAGAAGTAATTATAGACAAGAAATAAAATTAAATGAAAAAGTAAATATTGAAGGTGATAGTTATAAAACAATCTCAGGTAGCTCTATGTTTAAATCAATAGAACAGATGTTAATATTGTCAGAGGACAACTTAAATTTAAAAGCTACAAGCAATGTTAATATTAGAGCAATACAACACATCCAGGCAAATACAGATTTATCATTTGATGTAAATGCAAACACTAGTGTAACTATTGATGCACCTACAGCTGTAAATGTTGGTAATGGTACAAAGCCTACTTTAGTAGATATTAGAGGCACTAGAATAGATTTAAATAAGGAATAAAAAATGGCAGAAGGAATAAAAAATGGCAGGTTTTAGTGCTGAAGCATTAGCTGATGAAATGAAAAGAATAGGTAGAGCTAAAGAAACTGTAGCACAGGAAACAGCTTCTATAGAATGTGAAGCAGCCATTAAAGCAATGGATTTTTCAGCTCTAGAACCTGCAGATTTAATAGCTACTGTGAATGAAAAAACAGAGGCTGTTGTTGCACAAGTAGCAATTGCTGATGATTGTAATTTTGAATTTGGTTCTGATTTATTTTCAATAGCAGAATTATTAATGAATGCAATAACTAATCCATTTGGCCAAGCATTAGATGCATTACAAGGTTTAATGGATGGATTAGACATTAAATTTCCTGGTTTTGGACTTCCAGATTTTGATATATCTTTACCAAATTTTCATTTATCTCTTGGCGGTGGTTTTGATTTAAGTTCATTGTTAGACGGAATTGCAGGTTTATTTAAATTTCCACCTTTAAGTGGTTGTGCAACATTGTTACCAGATCTTGGGGTTGCTGCTCATAGAGGAACTGGGCCTTTAGCTGAAAGAGCTAAAGGAATTATAAAAGAAGGTGAGTCTCAAGGCCTTGCTAATGCTCAGAAAACTTTTGGTAATAAAAAAGTTAAAGCAGGTTTTGATGAAAATGGAGATCCAACACAGACTGTAGTTAATACTGGATGTAATGGTAAGTATGCTCAATCAGATGGTAGAATTCAACCACCACCCCCTTCAATAGGAACATTTAAACCACCAGGTCATGCTGTTGGAGGATTAAAAAGTAATACAAACCAACCAAAACCTCCGGTGTATGAAGAAATAACTACAGGCTTAGGGACATCATCTATAGTAGAAAAAAATAATGATCCTGTTTTTGCTGAGTTAGTAAAACAAAAAGTAGGAACTGGTTTAGCAACTACAGCTAATCAAAGTGATTATGGTCCTGAGTTTATAGATTCAGCATATGGATCAGATTTTGCTAGTGAGTATTCTTTATATGGAACAAATTATGGTAGAACACCAACTGGTACTGTAACAGTTTCTGAAATATCAGTAATTGATAATGACAAAACAATAACATATGATGAACAATTAGCTGAAGAGTTAAGAAAACATCAGCAACAATAAGTATAAATAATATAAACAAGATAGGTTAAACAATGTCAAAATTACAAACATTAACTGATCATAAGATCCAAAAGGTAGTATATTCAGACTTCTTTACAGATTTCTCAAGAAATTCTGTTACTGGTCAGCTTAATAGAAAGACAAATGCAGATGCAGTTAAGCAATCTTTAAGAAATTTATTGTTAACTGATCGCTATGAAAGACCATTTCAACCTGAAATAGGTTCAGGATTACAAGGATTATTATTTGAAAATTACACTCCTGGTGTAGAACTCAGAGCTAACAAGTTGATTGAAGAAGTATTTGACAATCATGAGCCAAGAGCAGAATTGTTAAGTGTAGATGTAGGTGGAAGCGCAGATCATAATTCACTATCATTTAAAATTAAATTTAGAATAATAAATACAACAGAACCTGAAACACTAGAGATATTATTAGAGAGGACAAGATAATGCCGACTGCATCCAATGCTGAATTTATAGTAGCCAATTTGGAGTTTGATAGTATTAAGTCAAACTTAAAAGCATACTTGTCATCCCAATCATACTTTAGTGATTATAATTTTGATGGTTCTAATATGAATGTAATGTTAGATGTTCTTGCATATAACACTTACTATAATAA